TTCATGTATGTACCTCTCATCATTCATGTAGTGTGCTAACATCCTCAACTCAAGTCCTGATGCGTCAACACCTACTAGTTTATATCCTTTATTTACTACCCATAATGCTCTGCATTCTTTACCATAAGGTGAGTACACAGCAGGAATCTGTGCCATGTTGGGCGACTGATGGCTCATCCTCCCTGTAATTGTCCCATTGGTTATTACTCTGCCATGTACTCTACCATCTTCTCTTACCGCTTCAATCCAAGAACTTACTTGAGCAATTCTTTTTTGTAGCATAAGAAACCTGTTAATTAATTTAGCTTCAGGTATATTATGTATCTCACTCAATACCTTTTCATCAACAATCACTTGACCCTTTTCTGTTTTCTTCTTAGGTTTCCACCCAAGCATCATAAGTCGTTCAGCTATCTGTTGTCTTGAACCTAAATTAAATTCTTTAAAACTTACCTTTGTAAAAGGAACACCTTTCACATACCCTCTTGCTTTGTTATTAGACTTAGGAATAAACTCTTCTTCTATTTTTAATGGAGGAAAACTTTTTCTAACTTCAGTAGTTAGTCTATTCATCTCTTCTTGAAATAAAGATTGCAATCCATAAGCCTCAACAATATCTAATTTAAAACCTAACTCATGTTGCTTTTGAATAATAGTTGCAGTCTTGTGTTCTAATTCAATAGACTCACCAAAGTCTGTCATTTTTCTAATAAGAAATTTATAAAGTTTTTCTGTTAGTGCAACATCATTTCTACAATAAGTTAACATCTGTTCGGTTAAGAAATCAAATTGATTATATTCTATTTTCTTTTGTCCTAATTTTAAACCCCAGTTTTTTAAGGAATGTCCTCCCTCTAATATAGGATTAAATAATCTTGATAAGATTAATGTATCTGTTATTTTACAATGTTTAAAAATATCATTACCAAAAAATTTATTTATTACAGGTATATCAAATCCAATAATATTATGTCCAATAAATTCTTCTGTTTGTTTGGCAAACTCTTCAAAGCGATGAAGATTTTTACCATCTTTAAACTGATAGTATTGTTCGCCATGCTTACAAACTATGCACCATATTTTATCTGAAGTCATAGTTGTTTCAATGTCAAATACTACTTGTTTAAACTTCATCTATTTTAACCTCACTAAGTCTTCCAGTATCAGAGTCATATAATAAATCACAACAAGGACCAGTTGTACCTGAGAATCTATTCTTTAATACTCTAACTCTTGTAGTGTTTCTAACAACAGGGTCATCATTTTGAGCATCCCTTTCTAAACCAATAACCATATCAGATAGTTGACCAATAGAAGCTGAACCTCTTAACTGTGATAAGGAGGTTGCTGCTCCCTCTTCATGTCCCTTACCATCAGGTCTTCTAAGATGTGATACCACTATCATAGATACTCCTGTTTCTTGAACAAGTGTTCTAAGCCTAGTCATAATCTCATCTAATGCTCTTCGTTCATCACCATTAGATTGGTCTGATACAATGATACTAACGTGGTCAATAACAACATACTTACAATCTAAACCTTTAGCTAAGTATCTTACTCTTGAAACAATATTATCAATTGAGTTAGAACCAAAGTGGTCAAACATAAATACTCTACCTGTACCTACAGTTGCATCAAAGTAATTTCTTAATTCTTCTTTGCTTACATGTACATCAGGTAAATGTAATCTTTGATTAGCTTCAACACTCATCAAACCTTTAGAAGTAATAACTGGTGTTTCTTCTAACATAAGTAAACCTATATTATCTTCAGTAGTTTTAATCATATGATGAACAATCTCTCTCATGACTTGAGTTTTACCTAAGCCTGAACCTGCAGTAAATGTCACTAGTTCAGATGGTCTGATACCATAAGTAATTTTATTTAAACCCTCAAAAGGATATTGAACAAAGGCTCTTGCAATTGGTTTTGCAATCTCCTCAAATAAAACATTAGCATTAATAATACCATCAGGTGCATATAACTTAGCATCCCAAAAAGCTTTAGTATAAACTTGAATATTATTTTTACTTAAACAATCAGAGGCATCTTTAAATCCCTCAGGTAAATGCATTATCTTACATTTCCCTGGACTAAATAACTCTGCTACCTTTAATGCTCCGTCTTGTCCATGCTTATCATTATCAAAGTTAATAATAATATTATCAAAGTTAGTTTCTAACCATTCCAAACTTCCTTTAATATCTTTGACTGCTGAAGTAATACCATTCTTAATACTAACAACTGGTGTTTCATACTTAGCAGTCTTAAACATTTGATAAGCTGATAAGCAATCTAACTCACCCTCTGTTATAATTATAAATTTATTTTTTTGAAATAGATGTTCACCGAATAAGCCTGACATTTTAGTATTACCTTGAATACTAAATTCTTTTAGCTTAGTGAATCTTGTTTTGGTGGCTATCTTTGCACCTTGTTTATCATGATATGGATAGTAATGATGAGTAATAACTCCCATACTATCTAGCTTAACTGTAACACCATATCGTTTACAGCTTTCTTCTTTAATATTTCTATCTACAATTTCTGCATAAATAGATTCTTTTAAAAAATCTTTTGTTTGATTTTCAATTGTACCATTAGTTGTATTCTCTGTGATTTCCATATCATAATCCTTTATGTATTGTTGACATGAAAAACAATAAGCTGACCCATCTTTGTTCACCGATAATGCATCGCTACTAGAACATAGTGGACAAGGTAAATGATACTTTACAAATCCATTATTATTATTTTCTTCCATTGTCGCCCTTTGTATTTAATTGATTTCATAAGAAAGGAGAGCCAGTTTGAGCCGACTCTCCTCGGAGATAAGTATAATGAAAGTAGCATTATAACTTATGGTTATTCGCAGGTGCTAGAAATCCTCTTTGATATTGCTATCAGCATCTCCTTCTGCTGATTCCAAAACCTCAAAGTCTTCCTTAGGAGTATACTCAATTAACTCCTTTACCTGTACGGCTTGTAAATCTAAACCTTTACCAGTCTTACCTTTGTAATTCCAGTCATAAGATTTATACATTACAATAACTTTACTTCCGTTTCCTACAATTTTATCTAATGGTTTCTTTGCACCATCCACTAACACAGGTGGTTGGTTTTTATCGCCATTACTTTTGTAGACTTTACGTTTAAACTTGATAATATTTTTAATAACATTACCATCAATAGTGGTTTCACTTAAAGCAAAACCATCTTTAGCAAACTCTTTAGCTGTCGCATCATCTACTGCTAAGTCTAATCTCCACATAGGTTCAAACTTTTCATTAGGTCTTGTTAGCGAAGCCCAGTATGCTGTGCCTTGTACTTGTGCCATATTATTTATACCTCATTATTATTTATTAAAAATGTATTACCATATTTTTTATATAGTGTCAACATCTTTCTTTTCTTTTTTTATTTTAACACTTTCATTTTGTCTAAGCTTTTCCTCTAAGTCAGCTATCTTTTTACCCATAGCTTTCACATCATCGGTAGCTTGTTCTAGTTGTGTTAGAATCTGTTTAATCTTTGAATCTTTATCCGAAGCTAGTTTAACAGCATCATTTTTTTCTTTAGTCATGTCTGTTATTGTTGCTTTTAATTCTCTTATTAAATCTTTTTGTCCCATAATTTATATCTCATAACAGTCATTCGTAAATAATTCTTTAATTGGAATTACTACACACTTACTTGCTTTATAATCTCCTATATGTTTTGTATGAGTTGGTTTATATTTCTTAACTATCTTTTTTAATTTGCTTACTCTAAAGACTAACATACAATATTCTTGTTTATCTAATTCAAGAATATGAAACCACCATTTAGCTTCTGTCTTATCTATACCTGATGGTTTATCTCTATAAGAATATTCAATAGCTATATTGCCTGTCTTCTTCCACCAACTACGTTCTGTTTTTATTTCTATCTGTTCCTTACCAAGGAGTTCAGCAACTCGTTTCTCTCTTACCTTTCCATACTTTAAGTCTATATCAAACTTATCATTTTTATTTAGTTTCACTATTGTTCCTCCGTAAAAGTACACAAGTATTCTAACAAAAATTTATGTAAGTTTTTTTTCTCAAATAATTTTTTATTATTACTGTCTACAACTTTATCATATATATAAAGTACAAAGTAAGGTTGTAGATTTGCATAGTCACATACCTCATTAAAATCTGAATTGTTTTTATTGAACCAAGCTTTTGCATCATCAACTATTTTTTTTCTAGATACTCCACCTGCATGTATATCTAATCCTAAAGAATCTAGAATAGTCCTAACGATAACTGCTCTCCATAAAATTAATTCATTTGTTATTAAGAATTGTCTTAACTTAAAAGAATCTTTATTATCTTTTGAACTCTCTTTATCAAACATTCTTAGCCATCCTTTTTTATTTCATTTAAAGAAATACTTTTATTTTTTTTACTGTTTGCTTTTTTAATTTGTTCTTGATACTGTTTCTCTGTTATCTCTTCAATCGTACTGCGTACTAATTTTACATCTCGGTTAGATATAAAAGCATTAGAACTAAATTGAAGTTTCTTTTTAAGTTTGTTTTCATCTGTTATATTATCAAAGCAATCTTCTAAAGTCATATCTAAATTAATATAAGATTTTTTTAAATAAAATTTACTCATTGTTTTTATCCCTGTTTAACAAAGTATCTTCCTTTAATTATAAAGGGTTTTGTTTTATATGTTGTATCTATCTCCAATACTCTTAAAGATAAATATTTTTTAATAAGTCTGTGTATAATACCTGCACTAATAGTTGGAAACATATCTCTCAATTCTTTAATTAAATTTCTTTTCTTATATTGTTTCTTCTCTATTAAATTAAAAAGAGTATTAGATATTTCTGACTTAGCATGGTCTTGACTTCTAGATTGTTTTTCGTATACAGATATATCTATTTTATATTTAGATAACAACTTATTAAAATGTTTTTCATCTACCCATGTACAACAAAGATACGGAAAACTTAGATTAGCTAATAACATTGATAACTCAGAAGCTTCATTAGTATCATATTTAGATAGCTTTGTAAACACTTCATCAGTTGATGGTACATCTTTATATTTTTTTTCTTTAGTAAACATTATAAATTATACTCCTTTATTATTTGTATAGCCCTAGCTTTATTCTCATGTTTCTTTATAAAGCCTTTCCATTCTATGTATCCTAACATATTGAATATAGAACTTTTAGATTTAACATTCATAAAGTTTTTCATCTCTTCAAAACTAGGCATGATATGATGTTCTTTAGAATAAGATATTAAATAATTATATAATTGTAATTGTCTTTTTGTTAACATAACTTTCTTATACCATATTAATGTGGCAGAATTATGACAATAATTAATCAATAAATTCAACCAGTTATTGTTGTTTATTATTTACTCCGTTTATTCTTAACAGTCTTTCATATTTAATTTCAGCTTTAAGATATTCAATCTCGGCTTTCTGCTCCTCAATAATTCTTTCCAAGTCGCAGTCACCTCGTGTATCTTCTTCAAATAGATTCAGTTGTTTCATCATAATTATAATCCTTTGATTGTTCAAATAAAAAATATTCTAATCTCTTATCTTTCTCATTATCAATCATAAGCTTAACATAAGTATCAGCACTCTGTAAATTATCAAACTGTTGCTCAATAAAAAAATTGCTTGAGCCTTTAAACTTAGTCATGATTACATACTTGTTTATCTTTTTTTCTTTTTCAAAAAACATTATATACCTCCATTAATTTTAATTAAATCTTCTGTCACTTTTTGTTTTAGTAATTGTTTTAATTTACTATTTTGTTTACTGTTTCCAAAGCTTAATACTTCTACATGAGTATCAAACCAATCTTTTTTCTTTTTACTTTTCTTCTTCATCTGTCCTCCTATTTAATGTATTGTTTTTACTTTGCATACTCCCATATGTACTAGTGTCATAGCTTGTTCTAGAAACCAAGCACCTAAATGTAAATGCATTCCTGTATCAATAATGTATTGCCATGCTTGTACTTCTTCTTCCATACTATAAATTGGTATGTGTCCATCACATCTACCAACCGCTTGATGTAAATCAATAACAAACTTTTTATCTAACTTTAATTTTTTATA